TTCTAATGCAGAACAATTAACTTCTGTTCCGTACACTACTACTTCTGTTATTAGTGATTATCTTTCAAACGCTGCTGCTCTTTTGGATGACGCTAATATTCCGTATCGTTATGGTGCTTGTAAGTTACTTGACTATCTGAATTACGGTTCTATTCTTGATCCTAATTCCTTATCCAAGGATATTGTAACATCTTCGTATACAGGTATCACTGATCTGGATGATAATCTAAATCCTCTTTTGTATAAGAAATCGGTTGCGGTTAACCTGTTACCTTTATTATCTTATCAGAAAATATACTTTGACTTTTACAGCAATTCTCAATGGGAAAAGCATCAGGCTTTCTCTTATAATGTAGATTATTGGGACGGTAAGTCCGCGTTTACGAAACAAACCATGTCCGCTACTTGGATGCAATTACGTTACTGTAATTACCCCAAGGATATGTTTATGGGAGTTCTTCCTGCATCTCAGTATGGTTCGGTTGCTGTTCTACCTTCTTTAACTAATCTTGATCCTTCTAATGTTGTAGTTCTTTCTCGTAAATTTTCGGGTGATTCTGGTTCTATCGGTCGTGTTTCTAATGCAGCTAATGGGACTTCGTTGGCTTCTACTAATACTGATACTTCTAATCGGATTGCTTATGTTAATTCTGACCTTTCCGCCCTTTCAATTCGTGCAACAGAATACCTCCAGCGCTGGAAAGAAGTAGTTCAATTCTCTAGCAAAGATTACTCAGATCAAATGGCTGCTCAATTTGGTATTAAAGCCCCTGAGTATATGGGTAATCACGCTCACTATATTGGTGGTTGGTCTTCTGTTATTAATATCAATGAAGTAGTTAATACTAACCTTGATACTGATGCTTCTCAAGCTAGTATTGCTGGTAAAGGTGTTAGCTCTAATAGTGGCCATGAAATTACTTATGATTGTGGTGCTGAGCACTGTGTAATTATGTGTGTTTATCATGCTGTTCCTATGTTGGATTGGGCTTCTACTGGTCAACATCCTCAGTTAATGGTGACTTCTATATCTGATTTCCCTCAGCCTGCGTTCGATCAATTAGGCATGCAACCTGTTCCTCAATTAGCTCTGGTTAATTCTAAGAACATGTCTGGTGACGGTACTGGTAATCTTGGTTATAATCTTCGCTATTGGCAATGGAAATCCGATATCGATCGTGTTAACGGAGCCCTTCGTCCTCAATTAGCTTATCAAGCATGGGCTGCGCCTTTAGGAGGTGAAAACCTTTTGACTCGTACTGGTCTTTGGAACTATAAATCTATGAAAGTGTTCCCGTTCCAAATGAATTCTATATTCTTACCTCAAGTTACTGTGTCTTCGTATTCTCTTGCTTTTGATCAGTTGATTTGTAATGTTAATTTCCAAGTTTATGCCGTTCAGAACTTGGATCGAAATGGTTTACCTTATTAATTTGTGTTGTTATGAGAAGATTTGACTATAAACTCCCTACTCCCGAAATTGGAGAACAATTCGGTCCTATTGATGATGTTGAAGGACATCCCGCTTATCAGTCTGGTGTGTTTGATTCTGTTCAAATTGATGAATTAGATGATGGTTCATTAATATTCAATGACATGACTGCTATCCTTCTAAACCAAGAAAAGTATCGTCGCCTTCTTGGTGACATGAACGTTAATAATATCTTGGCTCAGATGCATCCTACTCCTTCTACTACTATGGATGATATGACGGATGAACAACGTTTTGACTGTGTTATATCTCGTCATTGCCAGACCATGTCTGAGCGTCAGGCTGTATTACAGCAATTAGCTTCTGAAAAGTCTGAGCTTACGGCCTATGCCGAGGCTATGTTGGCAGAGCAAACAGTAGAGCCCGCTCCTGAAGCGTCCGCCCCTGCTGGTTCTGCATCATGAAGTTTCTAGAAATAGGGGAGAGTATTCTCTCCCCTAACGATAAGTGTATTGCGCCTCTTGTCCTTGGAGGCCTTATCGCTGCTGGTTCTTCTTTAATTGGCAATGCTATTGGCGCTTCTTCGCAGAATAAGGCCAACCAGACCAATATTGATATTAATCGCGATAATAATGCTTTTAACGCCGAACAGGCTCAGATTCAGCGTGATTGGCAAGAAAAGATGTGGAGAATGAATAATTCTTATAATTCCCCCAATGCTATGATTTCCCGTGGTTTGAATCCGTTCGTTCAAGGTTCTGCAGCTATGGCTGGCTCTAGATCTCCCGCTTCTGGTGGTGCTGCCGCTTCTGCTGCTCCTGTTCCTTCTATGCAGGCTTTTACGCCTAATTTTTCCGATATCTTTAATTCTTTGGCTTCTCTTGCCCAAGCGAAAAAAGCACAATCAGAATCTAATAATATTGATGCTATTACTCCTCAAATTGCTAATTATTATAAAGGTCTGACAAATTGGAAGAATTTGGCTATTGGTGAGTCTGGCTATTGGAATAAAGAAACTGGTCGTATATCCGCTGCTTTGGATCAATCTAAAGAGGCTCAAGAATTGAAGAATCTTCAGTTTGCTGAACGATTGTCTGCTGCTCAAGAAACTCAGATTCTTTTGAATTCTGACGCTCAACGTATGTTAAACCGTTATATTGACCAGCAACAACAAGCTGACTTATTTATAAAAAGTCAGACTTTGGTTAATCTTCAATTGAATGGTGCTCTTACGGAGAAACAGATTCAGACTGAAATCCAACGTGCTATATTAACGGCTGCCCAGGCTTCTGGTCAAAAGATTTCTGATCGAATTGCTGAAAGAACTTCCGATTCTTTGATTAAGGCTGCGAACGCTGCTTACCAATTACAATATCGTGACGCGTCTTATGATTCCGCTAATGTTAAATTACGTAAGCATATTCAGTATAATACTGATAAGGCTAGGCAAAAAATGTATGAATATGGCGCTGATTTAACTCGGAAACAAGGTCGTACCTATTATTGGGAATCTGTCGCGCATGGACTTGGTTCTATAGCTTCTGGTGTTGGTAATGTAATTGGATCTATGCGCCCCGGCGCTCAGGTCTTTCGTTATGATTAAGGTCCTCGTAATACTACTATTTATAATGGTTCCGGTTTATGACCTATTCTTCCACGATAACATTCTTCAGGACTAAGAGCCTATCGCGGCGTTTGAGCGATATACACCCGCCGCCCGCGTAGGGCCTGGTCGAAAAACGGAGCGGAGCGACTTCTTTAGAGAAGCGTTCCGCTTCGGTATTTTAGCGCGAAGGCGCGCAAAGGCAGGTTCTATCTGACCTGCCGTGCCTATACCCCTATGTTATTCAAGCGAAGCCCCTAGTTGTGTCCGGAGGAAAATTGAGTTATCATCTCAATTTCGCCTTTTTCTTGTCCATAAACGCACAACTCACACTCTAACCGTAGAATAAAAAACCTCCGGAATATTTTGTTTATTCAAAAATAATTCTTTCCTTTGCCTCTGTAGAAACCAAACTTATTATTTATTAACATTTTTAACATTTAAAATCTTACAATTATGCAGAAATTTATTATTTCCCTTAAAGAAAAGCAAACTGGTCGTGATGTTATACCGCCTTATATTGTCAATTCTTTGGATGGTCTTGGAAATTATTCTGAGCGAGTTTCTCCGTTGGGTCTTGTTGTTATTGTGGATTCAATTAAAGAAGAAAATAATTTTGTTGAATTTAAAACTCAACCTGATGAAAAGTAATAATATTTGGAAGATCGTAATTGGTGCTATTTCTGCTGCTCTTGGTTACATTCTTAATGCTATTGGACTATGAATTATTCTCTTATGCATTTCCTTGAGTACCTGCTTTGTTCTAACGTTCATTTTGCTGTGACTAGTGCGAAGCGTACTCCCGAACAGAATAAGGCTTGCAATGGTGCTCCTAATTCTCAACATCTAATAGGTGAAGCTATTGATATCAAGCCTTGCGGTTCTACTACTTATGGTCATTTGCTTGAATATATTCATAGCTATTCGGATAATATTCATGTTTTTGATCAGTTGATATTGTATCCTACATTTATCCACATATCATTTGGTATTCGTAGTCGTCGCCAAGTGATTGATAAAAGATTATAATTATGAAATATTCGCCAGAATTGCTTAAAGCTGCTGATCACTGTCAGCATCGTTCGTTTATCACCAACAAATATACAGGTAAGCGTATCGCTGTAGATTGCGGTCAATGCGACTATTGTATATACAAGCGTGCTCAAAAAGCGTCCATGCGCGTGAAGACCGCTGGAAGTGCTTTCGAACATTGTTGGTTTGTTACGCTCACCTATGATAATGAACACATTCCTCTATTCAATTGCGAAGTATACTATTCTGAATATGATGATGTTTTAAGTGATTCTGGCGTTGTTCATGGTTATGAGAAACATGCTTATGTTCCGGTTTCCAAGTTCTGTACTACTGATCCTCAGCGGTTACAGCATATATACTTTACTCAGGTTCAAGGTACAGTCCCATATAATCGTGAAACAGGTCAGTATGAACCGGTTAAAGATAATTGGTTTGTGTCTGTTGATTCTATGCGTGCATTCATCCATAAGACCCAATCTGCTACACCTTACGGAACAAATGGGGAATTATCCCGTAGGTACGGTAATAATCTTATTCCTTTCTTGAACTATGCGGATGTTCAGAATTATATTAAACGATTACGTAGACATTTAGATAGATTTACAAATGAAAAGATATCATTTTACGCTGTTGGCGAGTATGGTCCAGTCCGTTTCCGCCCACATTTCCATTTGCTATTATTCTTTAACTCAAAGGAAATCTCCAATGTGCTTCGAGAGTGTCATAATAAAAGTTGGAAGCTCGGTCGTTCAGATATCCAATGTTCCAACGGTGGCTGTGCATCGTACGTTGCGAGTTACGTTAACAGCTTGGCTTCTGCTCCCTCTCTTTATCGCTCATGCCGTGCGTTTAAACCCAAATCACGTGCGTCTCTTGGATTCTTTGAGAAAGGCGAGACATTTGATGAGAGTGAAGATGTCTATGCGCAAATTGAGCAAAAAATCGATTCGGTCATTAATGGAAGAGAGTATAACTTTAATGGCATCGTTGTCAAGTCAACTCCCCCCACATCGTATATCCGTTCCTTACTCCCCAGATTCTCAGGAGCTCGCTATGATGATGCTGTTGCGATATCTAGAGTTGTTCATGCAGTTGCAACAGCGCCAAAAAGAATTGCACGATTCGGCATTGTAGATTATAATACTAATTCTATTCTATCTATTGTTCGTGCATATTATCAATATATAACTTTAAATCATATATTAACTGATGATGATAAGATTGTATTACATAATGCTAGGTGCCTTACTAGGTTCGTTAACAGTTCTAGTGATGTCGATGTTGAATTTTTCATTAATAAGTTATATCGGTTATTCCTTTATGTCTCCAGGTTCCTCCGAAATTGGCATTTGCCTCTCATTGGTGATAATTTGTCTCCTTTTACCCCCCGTATTAATTATATCATTAAGAAAGGTATAGAGTATGAGAAGAAAGCGGACTATGTACGAATGTGTGATTCGTTGCGAATACAACAGACTTTGCCAGCCCCTATGCTTCGGTATTTCTATTTACCAGCCGAGGGATGCGAAATGGCAACCATTGGTATCGGAGAGGACGGAGAATATGCAGACGGATTTATTCGTCCCATTAAAGAACAGATATGCGTTCCGTTTGATGACCCCAGAATCCCACCTCTCGCGGCTTGTAATTACATCAAATCCGCGAAACCCGATACAGGAAGTGCCTATGATAGTGGGCAAAGTAGCAACTTACAAGAATGTCTTGATTTCCGTGCTGCTACATTCTGTCGTGATATGATTAAACATAAAAAGCTTAATGATGCGAATGATATATTTAATCGCATGGTTTAATTTATTAATTATTAATTAATTGTTTATGAGTGATTTTAATCCGTTGGATCGAGCGAAAATTGCCGTGCATCGCTCTTCCTTTGATTTGTCTAGTAAAAAGTTGTTTTCGGCAAAAGTTGGTGAAATTTTGCCTGTTTATTGGCAGATTGCTATTCCAGGTAGTAAGTATCGTATTAAATCAGATTGGTTTACTCGTACTGTTCCGGTGAATACCGCTGCTTATACTCGTATTAAGGAGTATTATGATTTTTACGCTGTGCCGTTACGTTTGATTTCTCGTGCATTACCTCAGGCGTTTACCCAGATGTCTGATTATATGACTTCTGCCGTCTCGAATGCTTCTAATGCAGAACAATTAACTTCTGTTCCGTACACTACTACTTCTGTTATTAGT